GTGTTATTCGTTCTCGAAAGAAACGAATTTCCTGCTCGGTCCCTTTGTGTTTTTGATGAGGCCTCGTCGGCCTTTGAAGAATGAGTAGAAAAGAACCTAAGTGTTCGCATGGCTGGGTTACCAATCCATCCATGTTCGCAATTAGGGGAACAGCGTGTATGTATAGTATGTAGGTTGTTTATTTTGTTTGTATGTTTGTTTTGTTTTGATGGAGGTGTCCTGTTTAAAGGTATCGAGCTATGCTACGGTACCGCAGAAGTCACCCCTCGTTTTTTGTTGTTAGAATAGGTTGTTTAATTTATTTGGAAAGACTGATCAATCCAGGGTAGCTAGTGCCTTCGCTGAATCCCCCATCGAAATGGGAGCGTATTCAGGGAAGTCTCGCACTTCTAATGCTAACCCCGGATATTTCTGCCTTGTGGCAATGTCCTGTAATGTGACGGGTTTCGGAAACGAGACCCGTGGCTTATACGTCATTGACCACAGAGCACGATTAAAATTGATCGCTTGCTTGAGAGCTTTGGGTTTTGTACCCTCAGTCTTGAGATCGTCCAACAAGATATCTTGATCTGTCAGTAGATCTTGGACACGTTTATCCGTGAATTCTTTTAAGTTTTTCACAGAGATGTGTTCAGGATCTTCTGACCAAGTCAAGTTTGCTTGTGGAATGTCCCTCATGGCAATTGCTCTCGTTCCATAGCCATCGACAGAAATGCCGATGTGTTTTGGACGGAAGGGATAAGATATCTTACCCTCCGGCGATATTGTCTTTTTATTCCAATTCCTAATTATTCTCGCAGCGCAAGAAAGGTCCTTTCTGCCTGTGGGGTTCCATGACATCTCAGGAAGCTCTAATCCTCCTAACCACCGGGGCATAGTCCAGGGAAGGCCTGTTGCCACTAACAATTCTTTGTTAGCCGCAATAAACCTTCTATAAACTGTGTCCCATAGGTCTGGGGGAGTGAGTTTCTCAAGCTCTTTTGCTCGAGCTGAGATATCATTCCTTGTACCCAAGTTCAAGTCCTCTTTATGTCCTCCAGCAACTGCCATGGAGCGACTCCGACCCATCATGAGTCGTGAGTTGACGAACTGGACCGGAAGGAACGGATTCCTCCGGTAAAGGTATGATGTGGAACCATCCTTATTTTCCCTAACTACTTCATGTTCTACGCTCCGTTCAGGATCACGAATAAAAATTCGGCTATTCACTGTTAGGAATTCACGTGAGAAATAGGTTTTACCTATTGACTCTGTGAATCCGACAGTTTGAACCGTCGCTCGCCAAATTTTGGCGATCGATCGTGGTCCTTTAAAAATTACATCATCTCCATTCACCAGTCCTGGCCAATTGCGTAATGCAATTTTGCCACCCGTGGCGATCTCGTAAGAGAGTCGACTCACTGTCGCATTAATAATGCATAAGACTGGGAATGAGATGATAGAGCCCATGAGTTGTCCTTGCACCTGTCTCAATAACTCCCCTGATCCATTTGGATCCAGAAAGGTATGTTGAGTCAGGGCACGAATTGCAAGCTCCTCTATGTGTTCCGGAACTTCTAGAACTTTACATATTTCATTCATCACCACTTCACTGGCCCAAGGTCTAATACCTTGAGTCGCACCTTTATAATCACCAGATAGCAGTAACCATCCTTCCTTAAGTTTAGAGCCTATTGCATTCCAAACAACGTCTTCGTTGACGGGTTCCCCAATTAGTTTATATGTGGGAAACCTCCGAAGAGCTGAATGTATTAGCTTTTGTAAGGGTCTAAGTACTGTATAAGTATAGTACGGTCCTTTTGATATTGTTCTCACCTTGAGCGCCTCTGACAGACCAACGCCAATCACCAGTGGAACTTCTTCCATCGCAATGTGTACAAATTCTT